TGATGCTGAATTAGAACTACTTATATATCTAGATTGTATAGATATGTTTACTATTAATGATTTTAAAATAGGTACATATTCTTATAGTTGGGATAATAGAAGATGGAATAAACTAATTCAAAATGATTGGATTAAAGTGTGGAGACATAGAAATAGAACCACGCAAAAATACAATATATATAAAGTTTCTTTTAAAGGTAAACAACTAATAAGTAGAATTTATAGAATAATGCTAGGTGAAGATGATATACCGACTAGTGAAAGAAGAAACACTATAATGAAAGGTGGTACGTATATGAATAAGGTTTTACAAACCTCAATAAATCACGTTAATAAAGACAAAGCAAGATGGCAAGACAAAACACATCTCCCTTAAAGCGAAATGGCTTCGGCTATGACAGCTATGAAGACAATACAGCAAGCGGTAACAATATAACACAACCTGTTGAATACAAAGCATTCAAAGGTGATTTCAGTACTGACGTTTCTTTGGATGACGCTAGAGAGAGAAAAAGAACATCAACTGGTTTAACTGGATTAGAAAAAAAATTAGCTAAAACAAAACCAGGAAGCCCTGAACATATTAGATTATCAGCTAAGCTTGACAAAAAGAATTTTAAGCGTGAAAAAAAATCTATTAAAAAGAATATAAGAAAGTACGGTAAAGATGCTGATTTTAGTAATATATCTACCGAGTTCATGGAAAACCTAAACAAAGGTGGAAGTGTTGGGGATACTGCTAGAAGAACAGAAAAACAAGTTAATAGATTTTTAGATAGAGATCAAAACTTAAGATCAATATTTACTGATAAGGTAAATAGAAGAGATGTTTATACTCAAGGTATTGTAGATAGAGATTATAAAATTCAAAAAGCTGCAGATCTTGAAAAAGCTAAACAAAGTGAAATAGATAATAGAATACAGAACAATAACGTACCTAGTAGTTATCAAAATTTTGGCAACGATGCTTTTAGTTCTACATTTGATAGAAGATTTGCTAGTGATTCTTCTGGTAGACCTTTATGGAGTATTGCAGGTTCTAATACAAACCCATACAAACTTGGAGGTGATTTTACTATTTACGATTCTTTAAATGCTAACTTTGACAAAACTCCAAAGGAAGAACCTGGAGGAATGCTTCAAAGAGGAAAACCAGTGTACAACAAAAGACCTTTTATATCTCATACTGAATCTGTAACAGCAGGGAAATCTATAGGTAGTTTAATGAAAAAATTTAAATAATGCCTTATCAAACTTGGTATTCAGCAGCTACAAACGCAGCGGTAGATATGAACATGCCTCCAGCGTTAGTCCCAGCGTTAAACAGCGCTATGGCTCCACCTAGGCAACCTATAACCCCTATCAATGCTAATGTTCCATCTTCAGATAGTTCAAGAGATAGTTCTATTTATGCTAGAAGTAATTTAAGAACAGCTGGTAGATTTGATAGAGAAACAGCAATGATTACTCCTCAAGAAACTCAAAGAATGATGTTTGGAGATCAAGCTTTTCGTAATACAAGAAGAATAACTGAAGAAAGAGATATGGATAAAGACTATGATTTTGTAGACAGAAGACCAACGATGACGCAAGGTGAAATGTCTGCAGTGGCTGGTTCAAGTGAAAATTACTCTAATCAGTTTGAAGGATATGAAAATACTTCAAATCCGTTCTCAGATCAATACTCTTCATTATGGAGTTAAAAATTATTAATACATATAACTAAATAAATTATGGCAACAAATAAAACACAATCAGGACAACAGTACATCTGGGAAGGACCATTAGATCCTTCTGGCATGCCTATGGGAATGGGTGACAGTAGAGGTATAACTGGAATGAAGTTAAAATTAGGAGCTACTCCTTATACTCCAGGTCCAATAACACAAATAGCAAAATAAAATGGCAATACCAAATTTCACTCAAAATCAAGCTAGCTTCGCTATTAATGTAATTCCTAGCGATACAGTTAACATACCTCAACCTTACTTAAAAGCATCTGGTGCAAACACTGCTTTTCTAGGTACTACTTTAATAGACGGTAGTGCTAACTTTGAAGGAGTTGGTACAGCTATACCAGCCGTGCAACAAGGAGATGTTGTGTATAACAACACCACTGGAAACTCAGCTACTGTAGTAAGTGTAGACAGCAATATTCAATTAGGTTTAAGTGCTACAATATTTACAGCTACTCCAGAAAACTATACTGTATTTCAAGGTAATCCAAACGGTAATTCTTTCTTATTATACGTAGGAACAGGAGGAGATGTAAGTATTCAAACTTCTGCAGCGCAACCAGTAATATTAAAAAACGTAGGTGATGCGTCTTTTATTCCTATTAATGTAGGAAGAGTAAATGCATCTGGTACTACAGCAACCGATATAATAGCTCTACTCTAATGGCACCGTCAATTTTAGGAAACGCTAACGCAAACTTAGCTATACCTGTAAATAATGCTTTTCTTCCGCCACCAATAACCAACTTTATAATATTAGAGAATGGTGTTGATTTAATGGAAACTGAAACAGGTGGTGATATAATGATTAGAGAATAAATAAAAAATAACAAATGGCAAATATAAAATTTTCAGCTTTTACAATTGAAACTAATCCCGCATTAGTAGAATATGTTGTAGGTTATCAGGGAGGAGTAAACGTAAAAATTACTCCAGCTGATCTAGCCACAGCTGGTGGAACAGGATTAACTGAATATATACCTCGCTGGACAAATGGACCAGGTGGTATATTAGGTGATTCAATAATGATACAACAAGCAGCTGCTGGAGTTTTCTCTAGTGACTACATAGAGGTTTCTGGGCTTGGTGGTTTATCTACACAAAACTTAGAAATAAATAATGATCTTTATGATGGAACTGCTAATCCTGGTAACGCTGGAGATATACTAAGTAGCTTAGGCGTAGGATTTGGTTTAGAGTGGGTTACTCCAGGAACTGGTATAAACCTAGTTACAGATATTTCAACCGCAGTTGGTGTATCTACAGGAGATCCTATAACCACTTTAACAAACGCTACAGGTTCGGTTACTATAACACTGAATGAATATGCTGGAGCAGCAAATGAAGGTTTTGTACCAAGCGGAGGAATTGTATCTACTTATTTAGATGGAAGTGGTGCTTGGTCTGTACCACCCGGTGTAATACCTTGGCCTTATAATTATGATGCAGTAAACAATGTACTTTTACAAGGTGAAGGACCAACTCCTGTTGGTGCTAACAATACTAGCTTAGGTGTAGGTGCAGGAGTAAATATGACAGCTTTAGCGACTAATAATACTTTAATAGGTAGTGGCGCCGGTAAAAGTATTACTGATGGATTTGCTTTAACTTTAATAGGAGTTGACGCTGGAAGCAGTTTTACAACTGGAGGCGCTCACACTGCTATCGGTTTTCAAGCTCTTTCAAGTGAAGGCAATGAACAAGGTAATAGTACAGCCGTAGGTCATGAAGCTTTAAAAAATCAAAATGGACCTGGTATAACAATATTTAATACAGCTATTGGTGGGAATTCAGGAGATCTTATTACTACTGGAAATTGTAATACTTTGGTAGGATATAAGTCTGGTTTTCCATTAACAACTGGTAGTTCAAATATCGCTATAGGATGTAATGCTAGACTTCTTAATAACAATGATAACGATGCTGTAGTTATAGGTAAAGATGCTACTGGACACGGTTCAGAGATAGTTGTTTTAGGTAATGATCAAACTACAGCTTGGCACCCTCATTATGATAATGGTGTAGATTTAGGTTCTTCTGTTTATTCTTTCAAAGATGCTTACATTGAAGGTATTTATTATGATACAGCTGGTAATGCTGGTGGTGCTGGAGAAGTTTTAAGTTCTACAGCAACAGGAACTTCTTGGGTTCCTACAGGAAGTGTAACCAGTGTTGCTTTAACAATGCCAGCTGCATTTAGTGTAGCAGGTTCTCCAATAACAGGAGCAGGAACTTTTGCAGTAACTGGTGCTGGTGCAGCAACAGATTATATAGATGGAACCGGAGCTTTACAAACTAGATGGACTGGTACTACAGATCAATATTATCGTGGTGATGGTACATTAGCTACATTCACACAGAGTTGGAATCCTCCAGCAATAATATTAGCTGATACTTTAGCTTTCTGGAATGCTAGTCAACAATTAGATAGTAGTAATGAATTAACGTTTACGACTAATGGTAGTACCAACTCTAAACCAACAATTGGTATGGGATTATTTGGAGCTGCTAATAGTAAAGGAGCTTTTGAATTAAATACTTGGATAGATTATAATGGTAGTCCATTTGACTATTTCTTATATACTGGAGCTGGTGGGCCTTTCCAAAATTTTGCTGGAGCAGGAGTATTTGCGATTAGTATACACGCAGCTGGTAGATTTATGGGCTCAGGTATACATATATATTCTGATAAAAGAATTAAAAAAGATATATCAGTAAGTAATTCTAAAGAAGATTTAGAGACTATATCTAAAATTGAAATATCTGATTATAAATACATCGATCCAGTAAAAGGTGGCGGTGATCACAAAAAGGTAATTGCTCAACAAGTAGAAGAGCATTATCCAATGGCTGTGAAAGAAGGTACAGAGATAATACCTGATGTATTTAAACAAACTACAATTAAAAACGGTGTTATTGATTTAGCATTTGATTGTAAAGTAGGAGATAAGGTAAAACTTATTTACCCTGGAAATGATGAAGAGATAGTTAATGTTGTTGAGGTAAATGAAGATAATGTAAAAGTTGCTTCAGATAGAACTAGCGATGTAGTTGTATATGGTAAAGAAGTTGATGACTACAAAACTGTAGATTATGATGCTTTAGCTATGCTTAACATATCAGCAACTCAAGAACTACATAAGATTATAAAAGAACTTAAGAAAGAAATAGAGTTATTAAAAAATAATTAACAATTAAAAACAACAATTATGTCAGACAGACAGTACACAGGTAATCACCCTAGATGGGGTATGATTCGTGAAAGAGAATTAATTCATGATGCTAAAAGAAAAATCCACGAAATGGATAAATCTTTACACAAATATGATGATGCAGCTGCTCGCCAAGAAGGTAAAATGGTAGATACTCCAGATGTGGATCAAGTTAAAGGCGCTAAAGCTAAAAGAGAGATTGGCGGAGATATGCCACAAGATAGAGGTAAAACTTACTAGTTATAGTAAATGGCTTTTAAAATAAAACCACCTTACAAAATAGATACAACACCAGTATATAGAAGAGAAATGGAAGACCCTACAGTTCACGGGGTTACGCTAAATACTGGTTGTATTATATTAAATGACAAACTTCCTATAGAAAAGGAAGAAAATACTATTAGTCATGAAAAAGTACATACTGATCAAATACTGAGAGGTGACTTGTGTTATGATGATAAGTATATTTGGTGGAAAGGAAAAAGATATTCTCGTTCTAAAATAAAAGAAGGAGCAAAGAATTTACCATGGGAAAAAGAAGCTTATGCCAAAGAAAAAAAAGTTTAGTGAAACTAAAGTAGGACAGTTTTTAGCCGGAGCTGCGCCTAGTATATTAGGTACGGTAGGTGATGTATTACCAGATAATGGAGTGTTTGGGGTTGTTAAAAACCTTATCTCTAAAGAAGAATCATTACCGCCAGAAGACAAAGAAAAAGCTATGAAGCTTTTAGAAATGGATATTGTTGAAATGCAAGAGGTATCAAAACGTTGGCAGAGTGATATGAAGTCGGATTCATGGCTTTCTAAGAACACAAGGCCAATGACTCTTATATTTTTAACAATAGCTTTAGTATTATTTATATTATTAGATGGATTTGATATCAGTTTTGGTATTGATATGGGGTGGATAGATTTACTTAAATCCCTATTAATAACTGTATATGTAGCCTATTTTGGGTCGCGAGGAGCGGAAAAATTCAAAAGTATAGGTAATAATAAATAGTAAACTATTATTAAAATTAAATAAAATTAAATTATGAGTGAAGAAATTAAAAAAATTACAGAAGAAGAGTTAACAAAAATTCAAGAAGGTCAATCTAACATGTCAGCATTAATTAGTCAAGTTGGTGCATTAGAAGCTCAAAAGCAAGATGTTTTAAATAAAATTCCTGCAGTTAAAAATACAATGGAAGAACTTAAAAAACAACTAGAAGAAGCATACGGGCCAATCAACATTAATGTTACAGATGGAACCTATACTGATATTCCAGTAGAAAACTTAAAAAAAGTTGACTAATGGATTCAAATATAAGAAAAATCAGTATTGGCGCTGACTACAAGAACGATGCTATGCATTATTCTTTAGGTCAACAGGTTTATGGTGGTCATGAAATCTCTTGTATATTGTTAGATAATACTGATAGTTCTTATAATATTTTTATTAAAAAGAATGATGAGGTATTGCCGTGGAAGAAGTTTAATTCTAACATGGCTATATCCGTTGAGTATGATTTAGAATATTAATGAGAAGTATTGAAAATTTTATTATTACACCTCTTACTGAAAGATATGAAAATGAAGTAAGGGTTGATGATAAAAAACTAATAGTAAACGCTTCAATAGAAGAGTTTGAGTTTATAAGTAGATTTGCAAAGGTTGTTGCAGTGCCAACAGCCTATCAAACTAATATAAACGTTGGAGATATAGTAGTTGTACATCACAATATTTTTAGAAGATGGTATGACCAAACAGGTGCAGAAAGAAACTCTGCATCATACTTTAATGAAGAGCTATATTTTGCAGCACCAGATCAAATTTATCTATTTAATCAAAACGATGAATGGAAAACATTTGGTGAGTATTGTTTTATAAAACCACTAAAAGACAGAGATCTTACTGGTGTTATAAAATTTAATAACAATCAATTAAAAGAAAAAGGTTTAAAACAAGGAGATATCATAGGGTATCCACCGGGTAGAGAATGGAGGTTTTTAATTGATGAAGAATTATTATATTGTATGAAATCTAAAAATATCTCTGTTAAGTATGAAAACCAAGGAAACGAAATTGAATATAATCCACGCTGGGCAAAAGGCGGTGGAAGAATTGATAAAGGTTGCTAAGGAGCCTATTGTAGATTCTAATGACGATATATCTGCAGATAGATTAAAGAACGCTGCTGCTACAAAAAAACTAGCTATATTCGATGCGTTTGAAATACTTAATCGTATACAAGAAGAAAAAGATATGTTAGAAGCTAAACCAAAAGAAGTTAAAGAAAAAACTTTTAAAGGGTTTGCAGAAAGGAGATCTAAATAATGTATCAACAAACTTTATACAAAGTAGTAGATGATCATATAAATCCTAAAGTAATTAAAAGATTAAATAAATCTAAAAAATGGGAATATGGTTACAATAAAGAATATGATGTAATTGTAATCAGTAAGGATGGTACTATAGGAGAGATATACGAAATACAGAACTTAAAAATAGCTTTACCTAAAGCAAAAGATGTTCAAAAGCTTGAAGGTGATAAATGGAAAAAAGTTGAATACCCTAAACAGTTGAGTAAAATAAAAACTGTATTTGATTTTAAACAATATCCAGAAGATTTTAAAGAACAGTGGTACGATTATATTGACAACGAGTTTAATCGTAGAGATTCAGGTTTTTGGTTTTATAACAATGGAAAACCTACATATTTAACAGGAACTCATTACATGTATCTACAATGGTCTAAAATAGATGTTGGTGCTCCAGATTTTAGAGAATCAAATAGATTATTCTTTCTATTTTGGGAAGCATGTAAGGCTGATTATAGATGTTTTGGAATGTGCTATCTTAAGAATAGACGTTCTGGATTTTCTTTCATGGCGTCAGGTGAGGTTGTAAATTTAGCCACTATAT